AGGTAGTACTAATAAAAGAGACAGGGAAATAATTAAATTGTTAAGAAGTGCATTAAAAGATTTGTACTAAAAATAAAGAAATGATAAAGCTAACAAACATACTAGAGGCCTCTGGCCCACTAGAGAGCAAAGGGTCACTCCAGGAAGCTCCCTCGGTGAACGACCAAGCAGTCAAAGAGTTTGGGGACCTCCTAAAACTACTCCTTGATCAGAGTAATGGACTCGCCATCGAAAAGGCAATTGGGAATCTACAACCAGTACCCGCAAAGTCATTGAGGAATCAAATAGCATTTCTTCACAAGCAGCTCACCAAGCTCACCAAATAAGGTTCAGGCTCCTAACGTTTTTTAACGATTAACATCGTAGTAATGGCCAGATAAGTCGTATATTGACTATGTCAATCAATCATTCATACACATGTCTAAGACTTCTAAATATTTCAAAATAGGTGACAAGCTTCACTATGACGATGGAGCGTACAGAGGCATAGTCACAAAAGTGCTAATGAGAGACATCATTATAATTGATGAGGATGGCTTAGAAGCAAGACTATCAGTCAAAACTTGGAAGAACAACATCACTAAATAAAACACATAGAATCATGAACCCACGAAAGGTCAATCCCGAAGTACTAAAGTTTATAGAGTTCAAGGCCAACACGCTCAAAAGAGCAGCCGCAGGAGAAATAACTCCTCGTATGGCCAACATACTAATTCAGCCTGCACTAGATGCTGCTATCCTCGCAAGCCACTTAACTAAAAAAGACTTCCTCCAGGAGCTACTGGACGAAGCAAGCCAAAGATATAAAAAATGAATGAGCACCTAAAAACCTTCCTCGAATTCAAGGCCCACACATTAAAAAGGGTTCTTTCAGGGGAACTCACAATGGCAAAAGCCCACGCAATGATCCAGGAATCTAAGAACCAAGCCAAAGGCTCGAGTTCACTATCTGCAACCGAATTCGACAAAGAAGTACGGGACACCCAAAGGACTTTCATAGAGAACATAATAAATAAAAATAATGAATAAAATCCACACTCCAATTACCAGCACTAAGAACTACACAAGGCTATTTCCCAAGGTCACGATCTACAGGGAGATGGACCCAAAATACATCCCGGTGCTAAGTTCAAATCCTTTGGGATATGGCGAAGCCATGCAAGAGCCCATCAATAAATTCCTCCAGGAACTTGTTCAAGAGAACGGAGGCCTACTACCGAGGATAAAGGACATAGGAAGCTACAGTGCCACCACAGGACGCTGCCTTGTGTCCTTTAAGAACGAAGGACCCTACTCTCCTGAATGGTTCGCCAAGAAGGCCGAAGCCCAGAACACTGATCCTTTCTATAAATCTGATTCATACCTAGACTAACGTTCTTTAACGAAATTCCTCATAGTCTTTGCAAATTATATTGTATATTGACTATGTTCATTAATCACTCAAACCCATAACAAATGAGTAAAATAAAAACCACCGAAGACGGTTGGGGATGTGTCCCCGAATTAAAACAAGCAGTTAGAGCTATCAACGAAACAAATGATATGTGCTACGAAATCAATAACTGTGTTAGAAGCAGTGGACTAGAGTCGCTTGTAAACAACATGACGGCAGCTCTCGAGCATGCTATCGATATTCTCGAAGGCATAGACTACTCTAACCAATTCATCACAGTAGACGAAGACCAATGAGCACTCTCCTTAAATGCGGCTGTAAAGCCACTATCCCTGCCGGCCGCACCGCTTTGGGCTACCACACGTGTGTGAACTGTAGCACCACTCAACCTTATGGATGCGTGGCTATAAGCAATCATAAAACCGGCAACACAATCCAAGTGCTACCCAAAGAGGTGGCCGACAATATTAACCGACTCTCCGCTCGCAAAGGTTATGGGGTCATGACAGGTATGAAACACAACTAATGTTTGAACGCGACGACAATGGCCTACCCAAGGCGGATCCCCGCCATTGGTACACCGACAGTGAGATCTCGGACATGGACCAACAGGCTCTTGTTGTGAACTTCATGAAGAAGATTGAGAGTCTCATCACTAGGATCGGGTACCATCCCTCAACACCCACCACGTGTCTTCACGTCACCCAACTTCGCAAGCTCATGATCTGTGTCCAAGAAGGTCAAGAACCTCGGAAGCGCACACTCAAGATCCTCAATAAGTGGTGGCGACTCTACGAGCCTAAACTCTAAATGACCCGAGACCAATACATAACATTCAAGAACACCGGACAAGGTGCCGAATTGCTCTATGAGTGGTTTACCGAACGGAGTGACCTCGCGCTACCTTATCCTGTGTTTGCGACGGCGCTTCAACAAGCCATTCATATGGGCCGATTGGACTTCCGCAAAATTGAAATAGAACTAGGTATTAATCTCATCACCAAAAACGGCAACATCATAAAATATTACTAGAACCATGACAACAGCACCACTAGACTACATCTCTCAAAGGGAATTTTTAACCACCCTCACTGATAAGCTCAAGGCCCGACGCTCACTACTCCACGATTTGGACATAGACCTACCCGAAAGTCTTAACCTTCATTGTGAGAGTTGCGAACATGCTCTGAACACTCTTCTTACTAGACGGCAACCATTTCCTCCTGAACTCTTCAAAGTGTTTCCGGAATGGGATGCCAAGTACTTTCCACATAGCGAACTCAACGCCGGCCAAGTCAATGAAGCCCGATCGCTCTACAAGCAAGGCAATGGTCTCCACTATCTAGCGGAGCTCTACGATCTTCCTGTTGAAACCATTATTGAATACGTTCACTCCGATACCTCTACTAAATGATAAACCACCCTAAAGACAACTGGTCGCTGGCTGCCGACTTTGTTCGTGAAATGAAAGCCAATTCCAAGACCACGGTCAAGAAAGAAATTATACACATCTACAAGTGTCATTCATTCCTGGTTAAGCTCGTCGAATACACTTATGATCCATTCCGGGTCTACCATGTTACATCTAAAACATGTCGAGCTAATCCGGATCTTCTGGATGTCACACATGGCTATGCCAACATATTCGAGTTACTAGATGATCTCAATAACAGGGTCTACACCGGACATGATGCTATTGCAAAAGTCAATGGCTACGTATTTCTAAACAAAGCATATGAGGATTTAATCTTTAGTGTGGTTGACCGCAACTTAGAAGTGCGTGCTAGTGATGGGGTGTTTAATGCCATTGTGCCTGGGTGGATCCCCACATTTAAACCTGCATTGGCTAATGTCTACCAACCTAAACTTGTGGATCTCTCTAATCGTGATGCCGATGCTATTTGGTATGCTTCTCGTAAACTTGATGGGGTGCGCTGCCTTGCTGTTGTGGATGCGACGGGGCGGGTGGAATTACGATCGCGTCAAGGCCAAGTCTTTGATACCTTGGATAAAGTTGTTAAAGATATAGAAGCTCTTAACTTGGTTAACATTGTTTTAGATGGCGAGATCTGTATATGTAATGATCTGGACAACGAGGACTTCCAGGCAATTATGAAAGAGATTAGACGCAAGGACCACACTATCCAGAATCCTAAATTTAAAATCTTCGACTGTATTTCTAAAAAAACCTTTGACGATAAAGTAGGTGATGAGCCTCTAGAAAAAAGACTAAGAGTTGCTAGTTCTATAGTGGACTCGTCGGATGGAGACACACTTCAATACGTAGAGCACTTTCCTTTACGAAGCGATTCGCACTTTGAAACATGGCAAGATATGGCCAAGGATAATCAGTGGGAAGGATTCATGATTCGTAAAAATGTAGGATATGAAGGCAAACGTTCTAACAATCTTCTTAAGGTTAAAACATTCCATGATGCAGAGTATGAAGTTACAGGATGCGACTTCAGAGAGCACAGGGTTATCAGAGATGGTAAAGAAGTTAAAATGGATATGCTTGCCCAGGTATTTATCGAGCACAAAGGATTTAAAGTGGCGGTGGGATCTGGCTTTAGTCAACAAGAACGTATACGCTACCATAAAAGTCCTAAGGACATTATAGGCAAACTAATTACTGTAGCATACTTCGAAGAGACTCAGAACCAGGATGGGGATTGGTCCTTAAGATTCCCAACTGTTAAAGTTATACACGGGGCCGAAAGAACTACATAAGAAAAATAATTTAAAAATTTTAACGTTTTTTAACGAGGAACATCGTAGTATTTGTAGTATAAGTCGTATATTGACTATGTCAATCAATCATTCATTTAACCCACTATACTAATGAACATTAAAAATTTAAACTTAAACGAGCTTCAAAAGCTTAAGTCTGACATCAACACTCAGATCAAACTACTATCCTATAACGCTTTCAATATTGGTACTGTCGTTGCTATTAACAAACCTAAATACCATGGAATTAAATTTCTGGTTACTAAAGTTAATACCGTCAATTGCATCATTAAAGAAAATGGAGCTAATAGAAAAATCAACTGTCCTAAATCACTTTTAACAATCTTAAGTTAATATGAAAAATTCATTCGACTCGATTGTAGATTCAATTATCTACTACACAGGCTTAATCACCCTTGGAACTATTTTTATTATAATCGTCTTTAATCTTAACGAACTTTAACGATTATCCTCGTAGCTTCTACAGATAAAGCTGTATATTAGCTATGTACATCAATTAACTATTAAACATTAAAACCCACTAAAAAATGGACTTACCTGTAATAACAAAATCTTCTAAATCTACTAAGAAACATAAATTAGGAGTAATTAAATACTTCCTTATCGAACACATGGAGGAACTCGGATATGATACCGACGACGAAGGTTCGGAAATTGTCTTCAGTAATCCTGAAACTAAACTTAGTATTTGGTTCAGACCCTCTCGTCCAGAATCTGTCTTAGTCACTAACGAAAGTAATAAGCCTTTCAGGGACAAACTCGCTTCTAAACTGGAAGCCGAACTAGATTCTCTATTAGAAGCAGCTATCGTTTCAGTTAATCTATGAAGCGATTTATCCTATTAGGATTTGCTATGCTTTTAATAAGCTCTGCAGGGGTTGTAATTAAGCCATTGCAGAGTCCAATACAGCCACTTAAAGCTAAGCCCCATACATTAGTCCATATCGAAAATGATAGTCTAGTATATGCGCTTATACACGTTGAAAGTTCTGGCAATGATTCAGCCTATTGTTCATCAGAAGATGCCGTTGGTTGTTTGCAGATCAGGAGAACAATGATAAGGGATGTCAATAGAATCCTTAAACACAGAGGCGACACCACCAAATACAAAATGAAAGATAGATGGAACAGAATTAAGTCCATTGAAATTTTCAATATCTACTGTGAACACTATAAACTAACTTCTCCGGAAGCAAAAGCTAGGTGTTGGAACGGAGGTCCAAGAGGACTAACAAAAAAAGCCACCCAAAAATATTGGGATAAGGTTAATAAGCAATTAGACAGATAATGAATTACTGGAAAAACGAAGAAATTCTCAAAATACTTCCTCATGTCAACGAAGATATTGATGGTGAAGTAATAAAAAAAGTAGCTTTGCAAATCGGCAGGTCCGAACAGGCAACAAGACGCAAGGTTTTAGAAATAATTGGCGTTGTAAAACAATCTATGGTGGTAAGAGTTGCTCTTGCTTCACATTGGAATCCAACTTCAAGTCTAAAATGCCCAAAGCTAGACAAAAGTTTTATACCAAACGAAATATTTTCCGAAATATTAGCTAATCGTAAGGTAAAATTAGCAAAAGGTATGAAGGTTTTACTTAGATGTTATGACGAAGTCTATCGTCTTGACTGTTTTAATGAAATCCTTGAACCTTGGTGTGATCGAACTGTCACTATAGGGGCCTTTTATGGCAAATCATTTTGGGTTGTAGAAGATGAGAATGAATACCCTAGACAATTTCACGTAGATTTAATCAGAAAATTTGAAAATGAAAAATAAAAAAATAGTTTTAGTCGACATGGACGGAGTCCTATGCGATTATGATATGAAAGCGGCACTTATGCCTCAATGGCTAAAGGATAAACACTATGACTGCCATGGAATTCCTGGTTTTTACCGGGATTTAGAACCTATGCCTGGAGCACTCGATGCTTTTAATTGGCTTAACGAACATTTCGATGTTTATATCTGCTCATCTCCGAGCTGGAGGAATCCTTCAAGCTGGATCGACAAGAGATTATGGGTCGACAACGTTCTAGGAGAAAAAGCTAGGAAGAAATTAATCTTAACTCACAACAAAGGTTTGGTTCGTGGCGATTATTTAATCGACGACAACGTTTGGAATGGCGTAGAAGATTTTAAGGGCGAACATATTCACTTTGGAACCGAAATGAATTGGAAATCAGTTGTAGAATACCTTAGCAACAAAGAAAACATTTCTAAAGTTCAATAAGATATTTATATATGATGAATCATACATTTGACGAAACAGAATTTCCTAAAATAACCGAATATATTGCGGATATGGCTGCTGAACAAGCTTACCTTATGTTAGTAGAACATGGTAGCACGGCATTCAGCCAAGACTTTCCTATTACCAAACTTATCGAAGGCCTTATAGCTCATTTTTTAGCTAAAGAAGAGTATGAAAGATGTGCTTCACTCCAGAATCTCCAAGCAGAGTTGGTAGTTGACGAATTAGTTGAAGGAATTCAAAATAAACCTCTTGAATAATTTTTTTATGTGGAGTTTATGTATTATATTTACAATGTAATTATTCTACTTACTTTCAAGTAATAAAATATACAAATTTAATAATAAGTTAACATATACTAATATAATAACAAGTATGTTAACCGGGTGTTGTTTTAATAATCTAAATTTTTAATAAATGGTAAAGAATAATAATTCTTACAAACAAGGTTCCAATAGGGAACGATCCAAACCAAAGTTTAATCCTGACAAATATGGAAAACTATGGAATGGTATAAACTTTAAACTGGCTAAAGGAATGAAAGCTCAAAGACCTACACCTCCTGCTGAACAACCATTGATTGGTTCGTTATGTATTGGAGGTCGGGAGTTTGAAATTACAGCTTCTGAAGCGTCACGTATCATGGACACACTTAAAGATGCCCAATACCAATATAACACTGCTCGACGTATGGGTATGTTAGATGCTGGTACTGGAACACCTGTAAGTCAATGGAGTAAAACTTATGAATAGTATAATGGTATTTATAAGCGGAGCTACGATAGGTGGACTTTGGAGCTATTTTTATTTTCGAAGTAAGTTGTCTCAGATGACAACTACCGTGCTAGATAAACATGTCATAATCGACATCCTCAAAGAGTATACAAAAACCCAGGATAATGTTAATGCCAAAAAAGCAAAAACAAAAGCCTCTAGAAAAAAAGGAGTGGAGGAAAAGGGGTAACTCAAATTTAACTGGAACCCTAAACACCTTTATGAATTCTCTAGAGGATGAGAATGATTCAGATTCTACTATTAAAAAATTAGATATAGTACTAGCTCTGATCCATGATAATATTAAAAGGTCGACTGGCTTAAGAAACTTTGACTCTGCTGATATTAAATCTGATGCTAAACAAGTATTTGATATTCTAATGAAATATCGATCTACAAAGCTGAAGGATAACACCGATCTCAAGATCGTGAATAAACTATATAATAAACATAAGAAACTCTCAGCATTAATGAGCTAGACCTTATATTTATAGATGATCGAAGTATGAGTGTCAGCTACATATCGGGACGGGGGTTCGACTCCCCCCACCTCCACAAAGAATTATATTCAATTAGATATAATATGATCAATATCTAATGAATTATATTCAAATAGATATAATATGGGGGTGATTTTGGATTTGACCATATGATAAGAGCATTCAGAAGATCACAACGCAATTAACTGGCGAACAAGTTGAACTAGCAATGGCTGCCTAATAAGGTACCCGGAGCTGCTGGTATTAACAGGGCAAGATTAGATCTATTCTAGTCGTATCATTAAAGCCCGGAGGAAGGCGGAACATATTTGGAGAATTATAATGAATGATTTTGACGAAGCAATGATTTGGAAATTTAAAGACGTACAAGACAATAAAGCCATGTGGAAGTTTTGCCAAGAAGACTTTAAGCAGATCTTTGTAGAGAAATCAGGTAAGTCATTTTATAATTCTCTCCTTAATGAGTTGGTGTATGAGTTATCTCAGACAAATACTAATAGCCAAAATGATGACGTTGTTGTTGACTGGATATCTACTGCTGCTACTATGACTAAAGAGGAAATGGATGGGTATATAGAGTGGTCTCAGAGAAATACTGAATATGACCCAGGAGAAGCTTGGGATCTTTTACAACCAGAAGACAAATCAGTTATTTTCGGAAATGATAAGCGGATCTTTGAAAATTGGTTTTCAACTTTAGCCCCTTTAGAGTTAGATTTCTATATTGATAGATTAACGTCAGCGCTTCCATTAATACCAACCAGTAATAAAGGTCCTGAACAACTACCCGCCAGTATATATAAGCTGGACTCGTTAACCGTTTCAATTATTAGCGGGTCATTAGCCATAACCTCTCACGACCTTAAAGCATTAGATATAATAAAAAAGGTCTTTGTTAATAAAGGTAAACTTCCATGTGAACACAGGGTTAAGACTATAGGCGAAACTGTTTTTCATACATACATTTTCAAGTTAAACTCTAAAGCCTAAATTAATATACTTATTTATATGAAATTTAATTTGTTTCCTTATGTTGTAGCAATGTCGGCACTATTTGTTTCGGCATCCGCTGCATTCTATTCGGTATATGGATTAAGTAATCTATTTGCAGGAGCATCTACCGCAGTTATTATAATGGCCTCTTCATTAGAGTTTGCCAAGTTAGTAACTGCATCAGCTTTATATCAATACTGGGACAGGGTTAATGTATTTTTAAGAACATACCTTTCTGTTGCTATGGTAGTTCTAATTGCCATAACTTCAGCTGGTATATATGGATTCCTATCTGGAGCTTATCAAGAAACGTCTGCTAAAGAAGCCATTACTTCAAATGAAATTGCCATTTTGGAATCAAAGCAAAACAGGTTCGTTAGAGACTCCGAAGTTCTAAATACGAACATCATAACTTGGTCAGAGGCTTTGGCTAATCCTACAGCAATACAATATGTAGATAGAGAGTCAGGGCTTTTGGTAACTACCACGTCATCTAGACAGCGAAAAGCTTTACAAAGTCAATTGGAAGAAGCTAGGGTGGCATATGCAGTAGCATCAGATTCGATATCAGCTATTGACATTCAAATTTTAGATCTGAAAATTAATGACGAGACAACTCGAGAACTTGGCCCATTAAAATACGTATCAACTCTTATTAATAAACCTATGGATTCAATTATTAATTGGTTTATGCTATTAATTATATTCGTATTTGATCCTTTAGCTATAGCTTTAGTTGTAGTTGCTAATATAGCTTTCGGTAAAACCCCAATACTTGAAAAGACTAAAATTTTAAAAGCTCCTAAAGTCGTAAAAGATCCTGTAGTAAAAAAGCCTGTTGTAAACAAAATAGATAGTAGACAAAATAAAGTAATAGAACTAACTCTAGATCTTATAGCAAAAGGAGGAAACATTAGTATGGCTGATAAACAGAAAAAAATTAAAGAAATAAAGAAAAACTTATATGGCGAAAAAGAAATCAAATAAAATCCCAAAGATTAAAGGATCTAGAAGTCGCAAAAAAGAGGCTCCTCCAAAAGACCAAAAAGCTTTTGATGCCTTATGTGAATATCCAATAAGATATGCATTAGGAACTAAGTGGAATCAAAACCCTGCACTTACATATAGATACATGGCTTGCAAAGAATGTGGACAAGACTGTGTAGCAGGACTTTCAGCTGCAAGCATAGTATGTTCCGCATGTGTACAAGAACAGGTAGGTCCTCCTGATATATCTTCGCAAAGAACATCTTCCGGAAGACCTCAGGGATGGCACTTTATGGTTGAGTTTGTAGATAAAGATGGTAGTGTATTCTTCCGAGGTGTAGAGCAACCAGATTTAAAAGGGACTCTAGAGCCAACTAAGGTCGAACCTAAAAAAAGGATTCGCAAAAAAGACAAGGAGCGAGCTAGAAGCCATGCTTCAGTTCAACTTCACAAGCTAAAGAAAAAACTAGCAAAAACAAGGTTTAAAAAAGACCAAAAACCTATAATGCAAGAAATAAAAAAACTTCAACGCATTGCATTGGGTAAGTTTCCAAAGAAATTTGTTTTTGAAGACTTTATGGCAAACTAACCTTCTATTTATTTTTTTATTCAACATTTATTTCGTATATTTAGATAACAATAAAAAATCGGAGTATGTGAGATGGATAAATTAATTTATGAACGTTCTGTGGAATCAATAGAGGCCCAAAGAATCGTATTTGAAGTTCAACATGATTTATCCCTTGAGGCTTTTAAATTAAATTGTATTCGAATGGCTCATGCATTGGGGTATGATAGCAATTCAATAAAAAAGACCTTTGGAATGCCAGAAGAATCTGGAGATCCTAAACAACTAAAATTATTACTTGATTAACATGTCAGAAGATTTATATAAAGAAAAAGTCTTAAAAAAAGACGAGACTCCTATTGAAATAACAATTGAGAAAACTCCTCCAGATCTAAGTGAATTGGAAAATGGATTATCAATTAAAGATTCTCTGGTCTACCTTACAGGTCCTATTGACGAATTTAGTCTAGCGGATATTATCGTTAAGTGTCGAATGGTTATGAATAATAGAGACGAGTCTGAAGCAACTCTTCCAATAAATTTAGTTATAGATTCATTCGGCGGCTGTGCGTTTTCTGCCTTAGGTATTATAGACTATATGGAAAATCTAGACGTTCCTGTTAATACTATCTGCAGAGGGAAAGCAATGTCAGCAGGAGCACTTATACTAGCTGCAGGTACCGGAACCCGATATGCTTCTAAAAGATCCTCAATAATGTTGCACCAAGGTATGGGAACTACATCAGGTAAAATTGGAGATTTAAAATCTACTGCAGAACACTATACTAAGATTGATATAATGATCGGTGAGATCTTAGAAGAGTATACAAAAAAGCCCGCTAAGTGGTGGACTCAAGAAACTTCCCATGACAAATACTTCACGGCTCAAGAAGCCATGGCAGTTGGGATCATCGACGAAATAGGCTAATATGAAATTAACAGACAAACAACTTTTAGACAATTGGGCAGAGCTTCAGGAAATAATTTCCACTGAATTTAGTGGAACTCGAAAAGATAACCTGCTTGCTATGTATTCCTTTTTTGAAGAAAGAATGGTTATAGCACCTGCATCAGGATTAGAACATTATCATAATTGTTTTGAGGGTGGTTATGTAGATCATGTCCTTCGAGTTATTAAATGTGCTAAAGAACTCCACAAGTCGTGGAACTTAATGGGAGCAATATCTTCTGACTTTACTGAAGAGGAACTTATGTTTTCTGCATTGAATCACGACCTTGGTAAAATTGGCGATCGCGAATTTCCATACTACATTCCTAACCCTTCGGAGTGGCATAGAAAAAACCAAGGTAAAATATATGACTATCATCCAAAGTTAAGACATATGACTGTACCAGATAGAAGCTTATTTTTATTACAAGACTTTGGAATTCCTTTTACGGTTAATGAAGCAATAGCTATTAGATGCCATGATGGATTATATGACCAAGCTAATGAGGCTTATTTTAAGACATACAATCCTCAAAAAGAATTACAAAACCATTTGCCAATACTTCTTCACCACGCAGATCACATGGCATCTAGAATAGAGCATGACACTGCAAAGGCATCTAGATCTAGCAAGCCTAGTAATCTTCCTCGTGGCAATAAAAAGAAAACTGTTTCTGTAGCTAGTGAAAAAGCAAATGACCTATTTAAGGACTTGTTCGGCGAATGATTTTATTACTATCAATATTTATTCTAGTAGAAGCAATTATTTCTGCATTCATAATTTGGAATTTGCTTCGAAAACTAGACGCGGCTGTTTCTGATTGTGAATCTTTATACAACACAATGGTTGAACTTTATGGCGATCTCCATAAAACATTTTCTGAAATGAAGCGAATAGATCATAAAGGCGGCTTTGAAGCTGACGATGAAATTGGATCTATATTCAAGGATCTAAAAAAAGTTATGGATAAGCTAGAGAATAAATATGGCACAGACAAAGACTAGTCCAATATCTAAATTTTATGAAGACCATGACAAGCTACAAGCTGCTTTTGAAGCAGAGTACCTTAGGCCCGGGCGAAGGGGAAGACCTAGAAAAAATAAAATGTACTTTACTCCTGTTACTGAAGCTGCAATCGTAGCTTATAATATTGACGAGGATCGTAAAAAACGAAATAGGATTTACAAAGAACACATACACTATCCACTATATAAAATGGCTGAAAATCTAATTCATAGATTTAAATTTTATTACATGGATGGTTCTCCTGAAGATGTTAAGTATGAAGTTATTTCATTCCTACTAGAAAAACTAAATAAGTATACACCAGACAAAGGCCGAGCATTCTCATACTTTAGTATCGTAGCAAAAAACTATCTTATACAAAATAATAATAAAAGTTACAAGCGTCTTATAACTAGAATCCCACAAGAAGCTATTGACAATAATCGTAATGTTGTTAATGAAATTGTAAGAACTGAAAGACAAGAATCTATACTAGCTTTCCTGGATCATTTTATCGAATACTATGATGCTAAAGTAGAATCAACATATAAAATTAAAAGAGACCAAAGCATAGCTTATGCTGTCTTAGAGCTATTTAAGAACCGTGAAAACATCGAGAACTATAACAAGAAAGCCTTGTACATTATGATCCGAGAAATGACTGGAACTAAAACCCAATACATTACTAAAGTGGTGAATGAAATTAAATCAGAGTATACCCGTTTATTTAAACAATTTGAAAATGGTAATACGATTTGATCACGACAATATTGTCACAAAACTTATAAATAGGAGATATAACTATGGATTCTGTATTTAAATACATGAATGGATTTCTCGGAGGATTATTTGCGCTTTTAACAGCTCTACTTCCAGTTACTATTCTTTTCCAAGTCCTTACCGGTACAGGAGTATTCGGTCTGGATGTAATTTCAAACCTAACATCAATTATCCAGTCTGTTGGCGAAAGCGGCTTTGCTGGACTAGTTGCTATTTTGTTTGTTTGCTCATTTTTTATTAAGAAGTAAGTACATAAATAAATTCCTTTAGAGGAATAAGTTATAACAAAGTGCCTCGGTCAGTAATGATCGGGGCATTTTCCTGTGTAAGGATATTTATTCATAGGAGAATCTTATGAACGGCGAACAAGAAGTATTTAAAGGTAAAAATTTCTCGGGCTTACTATCCGACATTTATACCAATGCAAAAAAGAAAGAAGTCCAAATAAACAGCTTAATAAAGGACTTACAACCTATGATTAAAAATATAGGGGATGCCACAGTAATTGTGCCTCTAATAGCTGAGTATATGGATATTAGTGTAAAGAATGACGACCATCTTATAAAAATGGCAGCAATAGTTCAAAGAGCTATGTCAAGGTCTGCTAGCGATTCTGCAAATGGAGTATTATTATCTGAAGAGGAAAAGCGCCAGCTTTTAGATACTGTTAACCAAATGGAAGACGAGACTACTACAAATGGCTAGGCCTTTTTCAGCTACATCTAAAAAAGCATCTAGTGCTGGCCCAGAAGGCTTTAAAAGAACCTCGTTCCCAGTAGAAGTCATGGATGTTATCTTAAGTGAAAGTCATCCTTCATATAAAAATACTGCCGAGGTTTCGATAGGAGCTATTAAAGGACGAAGATACGATACCGAAAAAGGAACTCCTTTAGAAAATTTGTCATGGTATAATCCAATTGATCCTACCGATCTAAAAATACCCTTGATAGGCGAGGCAGTACTAATAGTAGAAGCCCCTAATCCTGGAATAATTTCTAGTAAACATGCTAGGGCTTTATACTACACTTCAACTGTCGGAATCTTTAATGCTATTAGTAACAATGCTGCTCCTGGAAGAGCTACTACTTTAGAACCAAACCCATTTACTACATTTACAGGAAACATGGGTGCTGAAGAAGAATCTAATGTCGGAGACTATGCACCACCTATTTTTATACCTGCCTTAGTTGCATTTGAAGGTGACAGAATAATTCAGGGCCGATGGGGAAATTCTATAAGATTTGGCAATACCTCTAATGGCTCTGAAGATCCAACATTCTGGAATAGTACCGGAACTGATGGTGATCCAATAACTATTATTTCAAATGGAATAGAAGAGACTTCTGGAATGACTAGATCTGAAAACCTAAATGATGGGTCTTCAAATATAATTTTATCGTCTGCCCAAGAATTAGACTTCGAGACTTCTAATAAGTTGCCTATAGGATATCAAAAGCCTAATCAATATAGAGCAAGCCAAATAGTTCTATCTTCTAATAAAATCATAATAAATTCTACGGAAGACAATGTAGTGATATCTGGAAACAAGGGAGTATCTATTTCAACGCCAGAATGGAAAGCTGATATAACCAAACTCTGTGATATCCTCGAAGATCTAATATCCGAAGTTTCTACAATGTCTCAGCAGGTGTTTGCTCCAGGACCATCCACTCCCATACCCCTACACCCCACTGTCATTCCTAAGCTAGTAACAATAACAACTAAACTAAATGCTCTTAAGCAATAGACCATATCTAATTACCTAATAACTTTATATTTATAGCTATAGGAACCTATTTACATGAAAAAGAAAGAACTAGTTGAAATCATCAGACTTGTAGTTAAGTCTGAGGTTAAAAAAGCTGTTAAGTCGGCTCTTACAGAAGTAAAAAAACAACCCGAAGCACCAATATCTTTAAATGAAGCACTAAGCCAAACGAAAGATAATGGAGATTGGAAGTCAATGGGAACTTTTGATAGCAAAGACGCTAGAGCTACATTTGCAGCAATGCAAGGTGGTGGGGTTAATCCTGGAATGAACACCTTGTTAGCTAATCCAACAGTACAAAAAGACGAATCCTTAGAGAAGGCATTTACCAGGGATTATTCCCAATTGGTAAAAGCTATGACGAAATAAATAATTGAATAGACCTGAGCATAGATATAATCCTTTAGATTTTGAGCCTGACGTTGCTATTGGCATTGGGTTACCAATGACTCCAGCTGACGGAGGAAAGTATCCCTCACCCCAATCAGGATCCCTAGAAACTGCAGACCAAGAAATAGGGGCTTCTAAGTTTAAAGGTGGTGTGTTCAATTCTACCTACACAACGAATGAACAAGTGCAGGCCAATATAAGAAATCTAGTTCTAACTAATCCCGGTGAAAGATTTTACCATCCAAATTTTGGTATAGGAGTTCAAGGCTTGTTATTCGAAAACATAACCCCATCGGTTATTAAAGAAATACATGAAACTATTTTTACCCAAGTTTCTGTATGGTTACCCTATGTAACTATTAAAGCTGTAGATATTAATACCGAGCGTATAGATAATAATGAGATTAGAATTAAACTTGACTATATTATATTTGATAATGAAGTAGATTTACAAACAGTAGTTGTATTTGCATAGAGTAACTTAGATGAATAAAAAAGAAGTTAAATATTTAGGAAGAGACTTTGGGGACTTCAGGGAAGGTCTTATAGATTTTGCAAAAAACTACTTCCCAGACACATACAACGATTTTAACGAAACATCCCCTGGTATGATGTTTATGGAAATGGGTGCCTATGTAGGTGATGTCTTATCATATTACACAGACTACCAATTAAAAGAAAGTTTATTATCTGCAGCACAAGAACGTTCTAATATTTTAGACATCGCAAATTCTCTTGGGTACAAAGCCAAAGCAACAGGCCCTGCACACGTTGAATTAAGTGTTTATCTATGGGTGCCTGCAACAGGCTCTACAGGAGCAAAAGTTCCTAATATGAATTATGCCTTAACAATTCCTCAGGGAATGGAAGTGTCAGGGGATGAAACCGGGATTACCTTTACTACTCTAGAAGATGCTAACTTTGCAAATACAGGATCTGCAAAAACCGATGTAACTGTATTTAGTTTATCTGGCACAGATCCCGATGCATTTTTAATTAAAACTAAAGTCAAGGCTATTTCAGGACAATCTGAAACCGAAACGTATACGCCAACCCAAGCTACAAAGTTTGATAAGTTTAAGCTAGATGCTAATGATGTAATAGCTATTGAATCGGTAATTGACTCTGACAGCAACGTTTGGTATGAAGTTCCATACTTAGCTCAAGATACAATATTTGAGCAAGTGTCGAATAAAGCTTCTGTAGACCCAACAACAGCTGCCGACTCAGACGATTCTCCATATCTACTAAAATTAAGACGAACAGCAAGACGATTTACAACTAGGATCAACAAAGATAATTATACAGAATTAAACTTTGGGGCAGGGGTTTCAACATCCCCTGACGACTTAATTGTTCCTAATCCATCTACTATAGGAAATGTATTAGAGATTGGAAATGCTGCCCAGATAGATGTGTCTTTTGACCCAGCCAATATGATGCACACTAGAGCATATGGCCAAGCACCTGCTCAGGCTTTAACTATAAAATATCTTAGGGGTGGAGGTATAGCTTCTAACGTAACTTCAGGAGCTCTTAATAAGATTATAAATAAAACTATAAATCTTGATGAGGATGGATTAGACTCTTCAGTTGTAACCACAGTAAAAGATTCAATAGCAATAACAAATGAAAGTCCTGCAACAGGAGGCCGCTCAGCAGAAACAAACGAAGAAATTCGCCAAAATGCTCTTGGAGCTTATGCATCCCAAAATCGTGCAGTTACAAAAGAAGATTATATTTCAAGGGTTTATGCTATGCCTCCAAAGTTTGGTTCTATAGCAAAAGCATATATAGCATCTGACGACAAAATAAGCAATTCTTCAGAGCCAAACCCCTTGGCCTTAAACCTATATGTATTAAGCTATGATAACTCAAATAATTTAGCTACTACTAATACTACGACTAAAAAAAATCTACAAACATACTTAAGTCAATATAGAATATTAACTGATGGTATTAATATTAAGGATGGGTTTCCAATTAACATCGGTATTGATTTTGAAATTGTAATTCTTCCAAGCTTTAATGGAAAGGAAGTTTTAGCCCAAACGATTGATATGATAAAAAAATACTTTGATATCGATAAGTGGCAATTCAACCAACCTATAATGATTGGAGATCTGGTAGCTAAAATGAGTGTGGTTAAAGGAGTTCAGGCAGTGTCTAAAATTGAAATTAAAAATAATGCTAGTGCAGACTCAGGATATTCTGGCAATTCTTACAACATAGGTTCAGCCACCATAAACAATGTAGTATACCCTTCTCAAGACCCTTGTATTTTCGAAATAAAATATCCAGACAAAGATATACGTGGTAAAATTGTAGGATTCTAAAATATGATATATTCAATATTCCCCAAGCACTCAGCAACAGTCTACTCACGCTATCCTACGATGAATACTTCAAGGGATGAAATTTTGGAACTTAATAAAACTGTTAATAGCTCTGAAGTTTCTGGTACATTTAACACTAAAATATTAATGGACTTTGGTCTAAATGCAAATAGCGCATCTTTAGTTACCGAAGACATAACTGTAGGAGCCTATAAGCTTAATTTATATGTGGCTAATGAAAACACACCAATCAATTCATTTTCATATGTAATTGGAGACAATGCAGCCCCATGGTCTCCGGGTCTTGGTAGATCAACCCACAATCCTAAAACAGAAGAGGGTGTTTGCTGGAGTTATCCTTCGTCATCTACATCTCTATGGGATGGCAAGGTTTATCCACATTCCCTAGGAGCCCTTACTTCAATTTCTGAATCTGATAGAATTAAAGATTTAAAAATAGATGTTACTACATTAGTAAAAGCTGTAGAAGTAAGTGTTGCAACGGACAAAGGACTATTACTAGCCCGAGCTTCGACAAATGAAACTAATAGTATTGACTATGGGTTTGTTAATTTTTATTCTGCAGAAACTTCTACAATATATAAGCCACGTCTTGAAATTCATTATGACGATTCGGCATTTGCAACCGGATCATTATCTGCATTAGATCTAACAAAAGATCACTACATATATCAAGATACAAATCTTGGCACATATAAAATTAACACAACTCCAAAGTTTAGATTTATAGGCCGAGAAAAATACCCTGCTGCAACATACACATCATCATCTCCGGCTACTGTAGAATACCTACCAACTTCTAGTTACTATTCCCTAGTCGATGTTCGTACAGGGGAAACGGTAGTTCCTTTTGACACAACATACACAAAAATTAGTTGCGATGCTACAGGGAACTTTGCGAATCTAAAATTAAGTGGGCTATATCCAGACAGGCTGTATCAGTTTCACATTAGAGTGGATCACAACGGAACATCAGACTACCACGTCTTAGATGATATGTTTAGAGTGTACGAATAATGCCTATTGTAAACGGGGAATATTACTTTTACGGTGAAACTAGGGTAGAACCTGGAACTCTTGCAACAAGAGGCACTGGGGATGCTGGGTGGTACAATACAGACCTGTTTTATGATATGGATTCGTCAAGAACTTCAGATGACAATACTACCCGAATGAGGTATGAGGCTGATGAAAATAAAAGCTATATTCACCTAAACTATGAGCAATATGGAGGAAACAACCTAGAATCATACTTTAGTGATCTGGCCGATGTTCCCATGGACCTTGGCCCAGATGTTATACTTCTTAGAGACGCTTCAGGCAACACGGCAGCACTTAAAATAGTAGCCGTTACCCCTGGAAACTATTCGGTAAAAATTGAAGTCGTAGCTGACGGAGGTCCTAATGACGGGAACCCTCCAACTTTTTCACTTATTGACCCCGATGATACTGGCGAAGGTGAAGGTCGGATCTGGTTACCATTAGCACAACAGGTTCCACCCATCGTCGATGGCAATATAGAATCTGACGAAGGTAGAGCTGGGGATGGAAATGATGATTCAGCAGGAGTAACCCTAGAATACACAACAGGAATAAAGGTGCTTGAAGATGTAGTACCTGAATCCCCATTGGTATATGACGGAAATGATTTAATCATTACCCTAGACCTAAGAAATATTATTTATAAACCTTCTGCACTGGACGAAATAATAGATCCGGCATTTAAGAGCTACTAATGAACCTTATAAATAAATACGACGTACCAGGAATAGAAGACGTGCTAAGCCGCTATGAAAGGTTTAGTGTAAACACAAACAACGGTGCAGGAATATTTTTTAGATGGCAACTTATGGTTGGGGAATCTCTAGTAGATCATTCAAAGTTATCTAATTACTTGGTTAATCCTAATGGCAACTTTAATGTCGACGGTGATGGTAAAGTAACTATAGACTTTAATCTAAAAGACGTATTACATCCTAAAAATGAAAACCCTGGGGCATATTCTTTAAAGTTGTATACCCATGCAACGCCTAAAGACTTATTTTCAACAAGAGTCCTAGAGTTCTATATAAAAACAATTTCTCCCAAAAAAGATGAAATTGTTTTGGGTGTCCACGACAATGTTTCAATAGGAGGAGTTACTTCAGAAGCTGCATCTGCTAAATCTATATATCAAACAGAACTTAATAATTTTAGAGATAAAATTTTACCTCTAAATAATTTGGTGTTGTCATTAGCTGATGGTTCTATTTTTCACATTCGGGATAATAAAAACGTATCTGAAGGAGTATATAGAAATTCCGAAATAGCAGTAAAATTGGCAAATGGGGTTCCTAAAAATATAAGACCGGGACAAAGAGCTAAAATAGAAATCCAAATAACTGAGCCAAGAAAATTTGACTTTACAATTCCTCAACCTGTCTATGTCGAGGATCTTAATGTAATGGCTCTTCCTGATTTCACAATCAACGCTGAGACAGCACAAGGACCTTTGTCTTCCAAGTATGAAACCTGGGAATCCCTTCTTGGCTCTAATGAAGGAGTTAAAAATGAATTATTAAATTCTATGTTTAGTTCTTCTGCAGCGAAATCGGCAGTGTTAGGAATAGACTATAGAAAATATGCTAACTTTGTTCATTTTAGTTCTGCTAAAGAGCGACTCGATAATTTTAAATATAAAATTCAGTTAATAGAATATTATGATTCCCAATCAGCAGTTTTAAGTTCTTCAGCTTCTCCAGCTGCAGAAATTAATCGAATCCAATTTGTAACAAAAAAGAATAATATTGTATCTAAATTTGATGGCTATGAGAACTACTTATAC